CAACTCAGCTAAGGTGATCTCAGCCAAACGCTTGCGAACCTTAAATCCAGTAGGGTCAGACTGCTCAATCCGCTGCAATGCCTGATCCATAAAGTCAGCACCGTACTTGCGCTGAATATCAAGGGCAGTCTGGGCCATAGTATCAGCACTGCGCCGCTGCCCCTCAAGCTCCATTACCTGCTGGTCAAGATCGCCAACACCCTCAAAGTTAAAGTCAACTACCCGACCATCTATGGTAACACTGCCAGCCGTGCCAAACCTAGCAGCAGACTCAATAGCCTTGCGGGCAGGTAAAGTCTCAATGTCAGAGAGGATAGCCTCACGGGTTGACTTCGAGTAATCAGGAACCACGGGCGGTGGGGGAGTCCCCTTGTTCAGTGCCCCACGCGCAGCCCACCAACGATTGCCGTAGGCTTCAGTGATCTGTTTAGCTATTTCAAGACAATACTGGTACATTTTTAAGTCTCCAACTTTCCATTGCGGAATCATAGAGAAACCTCATATCACCTTCGTCCAGTTTTTCCGGATCAGATATAGTTAAAGTTTGACCATATAGGTCGCCACTATACCCAGTAATGTAGGCTTCTGCAATATTAGGTGCGTGTTCAGATACGAAAATAAAGGCATCTCCTAACTTGTCAGTGCTGCTCGGCCCGCCAAAGTAAATCTCGGCAACATACATCCCAACCCCCATAGGTGAGTTAAGATTAATGTTGGCTGTGGAGACAGGCTTTAGATCGTAGCCCCTCCCCCTGATTACTGTGCCAGACAATAACATAACGCTCTCTCTAGTAACTCTGGTTTTAATTGTTTTCTCCGTCCGTTTCTGTGTGCAAATATTTTAAGACTCCTCCAATCGGGATACCTCTTTCCGACTTCATCGAGGCAAGTTGCCAACGCCCGTCTGTCCTTGCATATGACGTCTGAGAGGTAGATAGAGTCACCCCTCCTGTTATTGGGAACCCAGTGCCTATCCAACTCAGCCTCATCACATTGGAATCCCACTCCCAACCCGACCAATACCTCATCCTCTTCGACGAGACAGAGACTTCCATTTTGTTGGTGGAACTTGAAGTATATTTCCAAGATATTGTCCGGCCATCCACCGAAACATTTCCCTCTGGGGTCATACTTCCTGCTGAAAGAGATAACATCACGAATTGCAAATCCTCTATGTCGCTCTGGTTCAGCATTCATTTTTCAAGTGCTAATGTGTTAATGTACGCGCTGGCCTTAATAGAACGCACATGGAGTTTGCCAGAGGATGCCTTTATCTTAAACTGAATCTCGGAGAACTCGCCCTTGGTGGTAAGGTTAAATGCTCTCTGGTTGGTTCCCATGTCAGGCAAGGTGAAGGGTAAATACACAGGGAGGGTAACACCAGTTGACTTTGTTGAGATATTGTTCTCCAGAAGCACATCGTTAGAACCGGAAGTACCATCAAGGCTGGCGTAAACCTCAGCGCAATGGCAACCAGTTGGGTCGTTGTTAATCTCAACCTCAACGTGACCGCCCAGCTTGGGGGAAAGGTAATCACCAAATACATGGCCGCGAGACAGAACCATACTCTCGTAGTCAGAGCCAAAATCCTGAAAGTCAGCAACACCCTCGTTGGAGCCAGATACATAGTCATGGAATGTGGCTACGTTCCCGCTATTGTCACCGAACACCAGCTTTGGGAAATTGTTAAAGGAGGACACGGAGTAAACTCTGGGAGTCCAACCCGTCCAGTACCCGCTCCAAGAACCAGTTGTAGTATTAAATACAAACGTATAGTCAGGATGGGAAGATGAATCCAGAGGAACCGAAAGTATGTAACGATTTCTCCAGAACCTAGCGCAAGCCTTGTCAGCGTGTTGCCAGTTGATCCGCTCAATGTAATCGTTGATCGCCAGAGAGATAGGCTCGGACACTGAGTTCTGTGCGCCACTTAAAATGGTTCTTACAGTTCTAACTCCATCTCTAGCTAGGAAGAACACATCCGCACCAGCCTGTGCTATCGTTCGCCCAGATTCGCAACCAACATTGTTGTCAATCCGGTGTACGTTCCAGTTGGCGGCAGCAGATTGAGACGGGTCAGTTGAAACAACATGAATCGACCTGTTCTTAAATACCAAAAGGTTGTGGTTGTACCAGCTAGATATTCCGGTAATAGCGTCACCCTCACCACCGCCTACTCGGAACTTCATAACCGAAGCCCAGTTCCCACCGTCTAGTAAATCACTTGCACAAACTTCATCATCGTAAGTGGAAGTGTTAGCTGCAAACAGCCTGTTGGTATGAGTGACTAGGAACTTTGAGTAGGTAGCTGGAGATGTTACAGAGGCAACCGTACTCCCATCGTAGGAATGTAAGTCACCCGAATTGTCAGTCATGTAAACCTTGTCTACTAACTGAGCGAACTCCACATCGTTACCACTGGTAGGGCTGTACCCGCTAAGAGTGGAAAACGTGCTGCCTGTTGACTTGTATAAAACACCACCCGAGACGGCCAGAAGTTCCTCAACAGAAGGTTTGTCGAAGAACGCAAGACCAGTAATTGCACTCGAAAGTGCCGAACCTATTCTTGAAGTGCCACGCCTAGTAATGATGGAGCCGAACTTGTCGATGTCCATGTTCTTAGCCTCAGCAAACTGCTCGCCCTTCAACAGATTGGAGCGAACATTGCTGACCTGACCACCCAGAAAACTTCCGGTAAGGTCAAAGGCTAAGGGATCATCAACCCCATCATTGTAATAAACTGGCATTAGATAAAGCTGTCAGTATTCCAGTGATCTCTAACTTCAGGAATGATTCTTGTAATTGAGGCCGACTGATGCTTCTCCAAGTCCTTAGAAATGTTAAGCTGGTTCATAGCCTCATTAAATTTAATCTGCGCCTTGTTGTACTGCCTAGTATGCTCAAGCATATCACCCTCAACCATTGACACTAACACATTGTCGATGCCGTTAATCTTGGGGGAATCAGAATCGTTCAGTGCTGTAATCTTTAGCTTGCCCAACACCAGCAGAGACTTGGACTCGGACGGCTTGCGAAGTAACCTGATCTGGCATTGACCAGCAGCGGTCTTGGGCAGAACAATAAAGTTCACCACCGCACCAGAGTCATTAAACAATGTGGGATCAATCTGGAAAACAGCACCGTAATCCATAGGCACAATCTCCTTGTCATCCCATCGGGCGGATACAGGGAAATCAACCGTGGCATCTAAGGTGACATTCTCGGTGTCAATGGCTACCGTATAAGTGGAAGTGCCAAGAGCCTCACGCCACAGTGCCGAGTTCCATATCATTTCATAACGACGATCCACAAAGGACTTCATCATGGTAAGGCTCGCCCCGTCAGTCTTTTGGAGCTTGTCCCCTACGAACTGTGCAATCTCGGTCTTTGTCATGGTTATCCTATAACTCTAATAATTACAATACCGTCATTTCCGTCAGTGCCATCCGAGCCGTTGTTGCCCCCCTGTCCGCCCTTGCCGTAGTTGTAGGTCGCAAAGTCTGACGAGACTAACTTCTTTGCTGAGTCCGTTGTGTGTGCGGTTATAGTTCCGTCAGCACCATCCGTCTGGTTGCCATTGCTGGAATTATATTGACCACCCTGACCGCCCGTGCAAACGATTTTACTGCCAAAAGAGGAGTTGCCTCCGTTACCGCCGGAATAAGCACCAGAGTAAACGTATGCGCCACCCGCACCCCCTGACCCGACTGTTACGGAAATCGTAGTATCTGAGGATACATCAAGCCACACCTCACAAATAGCACCTTCACCACCATCTGCCCCTCCCTTTGATACTTCCCCACCGCCGCCAGCAGCAACAAACACATGAACTAGATTGCACCCTGTTGGCTTCGTCCAAGTGCCGCTGCTGGTGAAGGTTGTGATTGTCGGGTTCGATGCAAGTTTGGCGTTTGTAATTGCCCCGTCAGCAACAGCCGCAGTATCCACTGCATCGTCGGCTAACTCGCTGGCCCCCACCGCGTTCGCTTGGAGTCGATCAGAGTCAATTGAGTTGTGTGCGATTTTAGACGCCGTGATAGCACTATCGGCCACCATTGCAGTTTCCACTGCATCACTGGCTATGGTCAACGCACCAGTGGCATCAATCGTCGCGTCACCTGATACATCCTGATAGGCTGGCTTGGAGTCGCTGCCTACAATCAAAACGCGAGGGTTAGCGTCAGTCGCAGACTCAAGTTTGCTCAGGGAAATTCCAGCAGTAGAAGAGATTGCAGTATTGGAGATGGCCCCCGCAGCAATCTTAGCAGAGGTTATAGCCGATCCAGCGATCTTGCCAGACGTTATGGCTCCATCGCTAATAGTAGCATTGTCAACTAGGTTGTTGAGCTTGCTGTGATCTACTTCTTCATTTGCAGTAAACGTGTGACCTTTTGAGATAGCCATTACTCATCCTTCTTTTTCTTGGCCATCGCAGACCAAATTACACCAGCGATAGTGATGATAGCACCGACAACCATCTCTAGTTCGCCGGACGTAACCACACCGCGAGTTACTAATGCGCCCCCGCCAGCAGTAAGAACGTGACGAAGGATTCCGTTTAACACCGTGTCTTTAGTCTTTTCCATTTTCTTTTCCTCTGATTAGTTTAATGCACCTTAATATAATATAAAACAATGATGCCCCTGTTACCATTACCTGCATAACAGTATCTATCTCAAGCAGTGTTATGCCTATCGTTCCAAAATAAGCAATGCCAACCTTTAGGTCATCAAATCCCATAATCCCCCCAAAGAGACTAACTTGTTTTACCGTAATTTACCCGCTTATTATTGGCGGTTTTCCTTATCTTTTCGCCTATTTTTTTGGCATATTTCTTTGCAGCAGCCTTGCCGCTCTTACTGTAATCGAATCTTTTTCCTTTTACATTTGGCATATTATCCCTCCGTTACTTCTTCTATGGTTATTTTATCTTCCTCCACCAACTTCATCAATTCTGCGTAGTCTGCATTCTTCTCATCCATTGGGACAAACGAGGTCACGCCGTCTTTCTCCACTTCTATGTAGTCCGATATGGCGGGCGAGTTTGATGTTACTTTTTTGGCGATCATAGTTCGGCGTCCGAAACAAAGTGGGTGTAAAGTCTGTGGTCAGTTGTGCCCGTAACGCTCGCTTCAATCGCAAACGTAGATTCTTGATTGACAACTAAAGTTGGCGTCACGTTCGTAGTGGTGTCGGGCATATTAACTTTGCCAGAGTTGCCACTGGAATCGTAGCAAGTGATTGTAGGGTTGGCCCGCTTGCGGACAGCGTAATCAACCGATAGTCGTTGCGAGTAGTTTCCTGAGTTGGAGTCCATGTTACCCGCTTGCCTCATGCCGTCATACGTTGATGCCCCAGCATAGGTGTCCATATTGTAGGACTTTTCATAGTACCGCTGACACCGTTGCAACTCGTCAGAAAACTTTTTATGGACGTAATCCGTCGCGGTCGCTCCCACCTCCAGCTTCACACCTGTAACTTGCCAGTAGTTGCTCGTCGCGTCCGATAAATCCACCGCTTGGCTGACAGCGCGGTTTGCGTTGTTTTGCGCCTCCCAAGAACTAGCCTGTGTGCCTCCGGTAAAATCACTGCCCGCAGACAGCCACCAGCTTAAATACAGCGAGTGATTGTTGTCGTTCGTAAATCCGTTGGCCGTGTCCCCCGAAATGGTGATGGTCTTTTTCTCCCAAGTGCCGGACGAGGAAACCGAGTAGGTTCCAGCCGCAATGCGCGAGTTGTCCGTGTTCTGCCAATCCACCACATACGTCCCGGTCTTGTTCGACTTCACCCAAAACGAAAGCGTCAGGGAAACCGCATCCGAGGTTCCGTATTTCAAGTGCTGCAAGTCCTGCCCCTCGAATTTCTGCATGAACCGAAGCTGCGCGTTGGACGGCAACGACCCGAAAGCGCTAGTACAGGTGTATTTCTGGCTGCGACTGAATCCGGTAGGTGCGTCCGCTTCGTTGGAAATTGTCCAGTAGCCGCAGTAGTTCAAAACGCTGTACCACCGATCCGAAACATGTACCCCGCCCGCGCCGGATGAGGTGTCGATGCTGGAGACACTGGACGCCCGCTGATACACTTGCATCGCGCCATTATCAATTAGGCTTTCGCCAACGCCACCACCGCCCGCAGCCTCCCAAGACAGGTTCCCGCTGCCGTCCGTAGTCAACGCCTGAGTGTTGGAGCCGGTTCCATTGGGGAACGTCAGCGTGGTGTCGCTGCTCTGGCTGGCGTGGCCTTGCAGTGATACGCTACCTCCCGCCGATGTTTTTAATTTAACTGGCATTTAATTGCTCCTCCAACGACGACACTTTGGCCGACAACTCCTGCACCGCCGCCACAAGCAACGGCACAAGTTTCGCTTGGTCAATCCCTTGCGGTTTAATCTGTTCTACGTCCTCCGTTTCCACTACTCCTAACTCGTCTGGCTCGGCCCCCTCCACCGGCATCTGAACGACCTCCATCTCATCCTTCTCTCCTGTGACCGCCTCTGGAACCACATCCGAAACCTCATGTGCCACGAAGCCATCAACCGTAGTCTCTGGGTCTGCTTTAAAATTAAACCGATACGTTTTAAGTTGGGCCAATCGGTCAAGTGCGCCATCCAAAGCAACTACATTTTCTTTCAGCCGGTAATCTGACGATGTGTTGTAAGCAACTCCCGAACTAGAGACTGCAATTTTACCCATCTCAGTGTTCTGAATCCGATAGCTTGAGGAGTAAGCACCCCCAGAGGAGGCAATCGTATTGTGAATCACGACCTCATCGTTAGTGGATGTATAATCGCAAGTTGAGAAAATGCAGCCGTTGTCGCGGATTTCATTACCCCTCGTCGCCAGCGCACTCGCCTCTTTTCCAACGAGCAAATGACCAACCGAAGTTAGCCGCATCTTTTCAGTCGCATTGCTCTGGAACTTAATATCGTTACCGCTGCCATCGGCGTTGATGGTCAGGTTGCTGTTGGATGATGCTACGGTGCTCATGCTTGGTTTAAAGTACGGAGTAAATAATCATAATCGGACGGTGTAGCACAGTAGTAAACCCTCCGTCATGGTAGACCGTGCCGTGGAGTTGTGACTGATTAGAGGAGTCATACTCCCTCGCTTGATACTTAATTGTTTTGGCCCCCGTCCAACTCGCGGCACTGCAATCAACAACGTGTACGACATTAACTATCATGTGCCCCGTTGCGCCTTCAAAAGACAGATGGTGAGTGGTTTCAGTCTCCACAGTTCCGTCCAAAAGAACCTTCCCACTCAAATGGGCGTCAGAGCCGTGAGCAGCGGAAGCAAAAAGAAAGTTGTACTGGTAGCACACATAAGATGCACCACTAGCTGGCGTGTAGTATACGTCGGAGCCTAACGCATCCGCATAAGTCGTTGTCATTGCTTGCACTGCGGAAATATCTGCACGAACGTGTTGCCAACCGGCTATTGTTCCGCTGCCGCCGCCGCTGGTGATTCCAGTGAGCGACGATCCATCACCAGCAAAGGCAGTAGCTTTAACTGTTCCAGTAACGTCAAGAGCCTGAGTGGGTGACGTATTCCATACACCGACCCTGCTGTTAGACGAATCAATGCTAATGGCATCAGTCGTTCCCGACACCGGCCTAATGTTATTGGAATAAATCGTACTCATGCTACTACCCAAGTTGATCCACTAGGAACGGTGACGGACACCCCACTAGCCACTGACACCGGCCCCGCGCTAATCGCGTTGTTGTCTGTTGATATTGTGTAATTCGATGCGATTGTTTTTGCGTGTTCCCACAAGCCGCTACTGGTCGTGTTTCCGCCGCCTACTGCGCCCCAAGCGGAGCCGTCATATCCCTCAAACTCAGTGGTATCAGTGTTGAACCTAAAGTAGCCAGCCGCCTCAGTGTCCGGTCTGGCTGAAGTCCCTCCCGCTGGCAGAACTGCGGCGTCACCGGAGCCACCCTCGGAGGAGTACCTTTGAATGTAATTTGAGTCGTGGTCGTGGTCGCCAGCCGCTTTGGCGTTCCAAGTTGACGCAGATGAAATCGAGGCATCGGGAATGTTCGACAACCCCAAAGTGATTGAGCCGTTTGATGTGACAGGCGAACCTGAGTCAACGTCGATCCCGTCCGTACCAGTTATCCCAACGCTGGTGACTGTGCCGCCGCCTCCTCCTCCACCGCTAACATCGGCCCAGCTTACGTCCCCGCTTCCGTTCGTTGTTAGCACTTGATTCGCGCTGCCGCCTGAACCGTTCAGTTTTAACTTGGAAGCGGTTAAATCCAGCGTGGTATCAATCTCAATCGTTCCGGCTGAGTTGAATGCAATCTCTTTATTATCATTTACGCCCGACGAAGTGAGGTGGCGGATGTCTTGGCCTCGAAGCTGTGTGATGTGGCCGTTGACGATATTCGAGGAGGATGCAGGAGTTTCCCCAACAGCGGTTGCGAAGCGATGGCCACTTCCCAAATCCACTTTATCAAACGCGCAGTTAATCATCACCAGATAGGTGTTGGTCTGCGTTGTTGTGTATTTTACATCGGGATTGCTTGTGGTGCCGAACGATGACTCCACGTTCAGCATCGTCACCGAGTCCGGCTGAATTCCGCCCGTTGATGCAGCGAAGTTAAACATGGGGTTGCTGCAATCGACGGTAGCGTCATATACCGCCAAATTTCTAAAGACCACGTTGTTCGCAGCGCGAATGTCCGAAAACCCGCTTACTGTTTGCTGAAGTATTCCTTCGGAAATCGAAACATTCTCTACGTTCCCACCCGATTGGCGATCCATGTAAATAAAGTAATCGCCGCCGTTGTCATTTTTATTTGCCTTCGTTACCGTGAATGTATCAAAGTTGATGTTGTTCACCGTGTTGGCTAAAAACTTCATCATCGGCACTGTCGAATCCTGAGCGTAATAGAACCGACATTCCTTAAAATGAACATCAAAGAAATCGCCCGCGCTCGGCGCAATTATCATCTGCTTATCGGCATCAAGCTGGGATAGACTGCACCGAATGAAGTTCAAATTTTCGACTACGCCGCTGGTGACTGCGTTAAAATCGAATAGCACGCCGCCTGTTGCGCTTCCGGACTTAAACGAAATATCTTGGAACGTCACCTGCTGCACCTTACCGGCAGGAGACAGGCTTGAGTTGTCAAACATCGTGGTACTCGACGTAATGAATCGTGCGCCAACGTGGTCGTCATCATGTGCATATCCCGCGCTGGTTCGACCAACGCCAGATATTTTTACTCGACGTTCGAGGTTGATAGTAGTGCCGATCTTGTAATCTCCCGCAGGAACAATCACTTCCCCGCCCGCCGCAGCCACTGCGTCAATGGCGGCTTGAATACTGCTGCTATCGTCCGTGCTGCCGTCTCCGGTTGCGCCGAAGTCTTTTACGGAAACGACATCTTTTAGTTTATTGGTTATTGTGCGTGCTGTCGCTCCGGTTCCGTCCTGTGTGAAACTGGTTCCCAGCGCAATAGTCCCGCTTGATGTCACGGGTGAACCTGAGTCTACCTCGATGCCGTCACTGCCGGTGATGGAAACGCTGGTGACTGTGCCTGAGTTTGGAGTTACCCAAGCGGTGTCATAATCTGTTCCGCTGGCCTTATTGAGAACTTGACCTGCGGAACCACCGGCAGCGACACCCGCACCAGCCGCTCCGTCTGCGCCATCTGCTCCGTCCGCACCGTCCGCACCATCCGCACCCGTGGCTCCTGCCGGGCCAACCAAGCTAGTCGCGCTACCCCACGGGGTTCCACTGCTGTCCTTGGGGCCATAAATGTTGTCGTTCGCAGTGTCGATGTAAAAGTCACCGACTGATCCTGTCCCTGAAGCTGGTGCGCCAGAACCGTTTAAGACTGTCTTGCCGTCTGCCCCTGCGGCTCCATCTGCCCCGTCACTTCCCGCTGGGCCTGTTGCGCCGTCTGCACCATCGCTTCCGTCTGCACCCGCTGGGCCAGTTGCACCTGTTGCACCCTGTATTCCCTGCGGGCCAGTTGCGCCCGTATCGCCCTGCGCTCCCTGTATGCCCTGCGCTCCTGTCGCTCCCGTATCTCCTTGCGCTCCTTGTATTCCTTGTGGGCCAGTTGCACCAGTGTCACCTTGCGCCCCCTGTATTCCTTGCGGGCCTTGCGGGCCAGTTGCGCCAATGTCGCCATCATCACCCTTCGGGCCAGTAGCCCCTGTCTCGCCTTGCGGCCCCGTGACTTTGACAATGCTTTGGCTCATACGGTTATAGCTGTAAACCAAACATCACTGCTACCCTTTGTAAGAGTGGAGTTGGTTGTTGATAGTGCTACATAAACTCCGTTCTCGAAGTCCATGCCCCGAACGGGAATCTCAATATGGAAATTGTCCCCGCCCCTTACATACAATGGATGAATGGATGGGGATGTCCCATCACTAACGGATGACGAGCTATCAAAGATCATAACGTACTGATCGCTCGAAGCCTTGCAGGAACCAAACAATCCTACCAGAGTAGTTGCGGTTGGACTTACTTGTAGTTCACTGCTCCAAGTGGTGTTGGACTTTATATTGCCTGTGCGGGCTATGTCGGTTCTTGCCACTGATTAACTCCATACTTTTTTGATTTGCGATTTGCTGTAGTCGGATTTCCAGCGGCTTCCCGCATTACACTCTTCCTTGTAGTAACCTTTTAGGACTCCCTCCTTCATGTTTGTTGGGCTGGAGGCAACCCCTGAAACTGAAATCAGTTGTGGTTCTTCTATTCTTTTGAATCCTGCTGGGGCGTTATCCCTCTCGGAGATATGCCTCATCTCTTCTATACGATCACCGGACTCATTCTCGTAAATGTAAATCGGCATAATAAATGGGGGCGAGGGAGTTGTTACGCTCCCCCACCCCTTTGATTATTCTTACGCATACTCAGTGCGAGAACGTAGAACCGTGAAGTAGTTCGAGTTCAGCACCTTGGCGCAGTAGTACGCTTTCCAACCGATAGTGGTCGTTTGGTTCAACGGGTCACTCTTGTCGGGCGTATCAGTAATCATCACTGCGGGAGACTTGGGAGACTCACCGGACAGTGCGGGAATACCGAATGCGTTACCACCCATCACGAAGGACGAGTAGATTTCGCCACCGGACGTAACGTGTGTACCCTTGGCACCACTCGCATCCTCAACGTAGGGGTTGGTATCCTCGATGACTTTAACACCGTGGAACGCACCCACCTCACCCTTGAACAGACCTTGGACGGCACTGTACTTGTGAGCTTCCAACCAATCAGTGTTATTCATCAGGTCGCGAGTCACATGGGGCGGGGAGATCATCACATAATGCCCGCTGATTTGCGGAGCGCGATTGATCTTGAGTTGGGTCACGCTATCAAGAAGGTCAACAGCAGTAATTTTGCCATTGGCATTCGAGGCAGCAGCGAGTTCGGCCCAAGTAGTTGAGGCTTGAGCATAACGCTTGGTGCGGTCATCGGACTCATCGGAGTCACCATTGTTCACCAACTCGTCACGCACGATAGTATCGCACTTGAGAGCGGCATCTTCACCGTTGGTCTTAACGGCTTGCGACATGATGTTCAAAAGGCTGGTAGCGTTAAGAACGTCAGTCACCGCGATGACCTGTCCGATTTGATTCAACGTAGCATCCACGTTCTCAAGTGAGAGTTCGCGGTAGTTGCTTTCGCTGATTGCCGAGCCTTCCGTAAGGTCTTGGACAGAAGCAGCAGACGGCTCACCGAACCGGAAGAACCGGATGGATTGCGCTCCTGCATTTTTCGGCAACGGGGCCGTCTGACCAAACTCCGCTTTACGCAAAGCCTGAACCGCGTAGTCCAGCAGTTGCTTGCTGAAGTACGTCTGATATTGATTGTTAATCGACGCTGGATTATTAGTTTTTACTGTAGCCATAATGGTCTATGCACTTTCCCCATCAGTAACCACCGTGGGAGGCGTCAACTTCTGCTGCCCGTCTCTTGAGTTCTGCGAATTGTTCAGACGCAGACATATCATCAAATGACGCTGGGCCAGCAGTGGAGCCAACCGGATCGGAGCCACCAATGGATAGTTTATTTCGTAGATCACCGTTTTCCTCTTTCAAGGAGGCGATCTGGTTTTGGAGTTCGGTTGATTGTCCGGCTTTAATCTGCATAGCTACCAAGTCAGCGGCATCAAGTATTCCCTCAGAATAGGTGGCAAGGACGGGCCTATCGCGGATCATCTTGTCCACGGCATTCCTAAATGGCGACTCTGGTTCCGATAGCTCAGGGTAAGACTCCGCTGCCCTGTCGAAGTTATCTGCCCACTCCCGTTTGAAAGTGCGCTCAACTCGATTGGTTGCATCACCTTTCGCCTTCTCCTCAACCTCTGCTGCGAGTGCCCTAGCTTGTTGTGCTAATGCCATCTCACCTTCAGCCTCGAAGTTTTTAGCTGCGGCTTCATAGTCGTCGGCGGAATTGCCGTCCTCGTCCAGATACTTTTCGGGTTTAGCTTTTTCATTAAGTTGTTCCCTTAAATCCTCAAGCTCTTCCCGAATTTTTCTGTTTTCCTCTTTCTGGGAATTTACCTTCTTCCAAGACTCGTTAAGCCTTTTCTCAGACTTTTCCATCTTGTCATCCGACTCCCCTGCTTTCAAAGAACTGGTGTCAACTTCAGGCGGGCCTTTGGCAAGGTCTGCTTCGGACTCCTTATCGGAACCCTTATCAGGAGCCTTATCCTCTGGCTTAGTAGCTTCGGCAGAGTCAGCCTTAACCGATTCCGAATCAGCGGTATCAGTTGCAGACTTCTGCTTCTCTAATCTTGCCTGAGTCTCCTGCGGGCCTTGCATCGCTGGGTGTGAACCCTCGTCGTAGCCCGACAGTTGATCCTGTTCAGCAGCCATGTTCTGTAGCTGCTCAATAGTTAACACTTCATTTTCTTCGCTCATGGTTACTCTTTAGTGCATTTTCTCAGAGAGTGCCGCACTTGCTCACCCCCTGCGATGTGTCTACAGATTCATTCCCAGTTCCGACACTCGAACTAAAAATGTCATTGCCGCATTAGCTCGGAGTAGTCAGGCGCGGCATCTTCCTGATCTCCGTATAGGTGAGTATTACTAAGCCCTTCAAGACTAGCAACAGCACCTTTAAAACCATTAGCAAATCCAGCCTCAAACTCAAGGTCTTTTTTGTTCTGGATGCACTGCGAATTAGTTCTAACTACCATATTAAGTAGTATCTTTCTGAGCCTACCACCGGCTTCGGTATCAAAGAACAGGGTTAACGCCTTTGCGTCCTCCTGCCTCCATTCCGGTTCATCTGTCCATTGTACTTCTCTGGCGAAAGCCCGCATTGCCCTTATCTTTCTAAGCATATCTTATTTCCTTTTCTCAGGTTATCACTAGCCCACATCGGCTTCAAGTTGCTGAAGTGCCAACAGGCTCGCAATTCTTTCTTATTATCAAAGTTAAATGCGCTTATTGGAATGTGATGATCTATTGCCCATTCCCCGTAGTTGTCCCATGTCATTCCCTTTTCAAACTGAACCTCTAGGTGCGCTACTAGGTGCTTTCTGTCACACCCAACCAAGTCCATTGTCTTTCTGCTTTTATTCTTTATGATAGAACTTAACCTGCTTCTGAGGTTCTTTATCATTCTAGCATAGGGAGTTTTGTTTATGTACGCAACGCGACGAGTATTGATAATGTCTTTGTAGGTTTTGTAATACTCGGATTGCTTTATCCTTATCTTATCCCGATTGGCAAGGTAATACTGTGACCGCTGAAAAGCGATTTGCTCCTTGTTCCTTTCGTAGTATTTCCGTTGCTGCTCCCTTATTTTTTCTTTGTTCTCTGAGTAATACTTCTTGCTTCTCTCTATTATCTTTTCTCTGTTAGCTTGGTAATACTTCTGCTGGTACTCCTTGTTGACCATCCTGAGTTTCTGTTGCCATTGCCTGACGGTCTTGCATCAGTGATGCCGCCGACTGCGCTAAACTCTGGCTCAGTAACTTTGCCCCTTGCGGATCGACCTGCTCGTAAGCACTAAGTAGTTCTTGGATACGCTGAACGATTAGTTGTTGCGTCCTCTCAGATACTTCCTCGCCGTCGCCCATCTTATTGTCGAGGTACTGCACCAAGACACCGATGCGTAACTCAAATTGTTCATTGCCTTTGACCGGCACTGGGAAGCCGGTTTCGATGATTGATATATTATTAGCCTCCTCCAACGCTTCATGTTGCTGCCTCATTTGAGGATCGAGGAACATACGGCGCACAAGGCTGGGATCATCCAACTCCAGAATAGAGCGGTCAAGTTCTGCCTGATTGATGAAAGGCGATCCAGCAAACAACTGCTTCCTTTGCATAGCTTGCTGAAGTTTAAGCCCTCGGTTCTGACTGTCAGGCCCGCCCTTCGGTTCGATAACGTAATCACCAAAGAACGCTTCCGGATCAATTTGCCCCGTGTCCTCACGGTATCTAAACTCCAACTCTTCCTTGTTGTATTGCAGGTAGAGTTCCCAAGTCTGTCTATAAACATCCCCTAGGGAAAGCCTAAACACTCTGGCCCGCAAATCGTTGGACTCTGCCATGAGTCCGGTTATTGCATTTATCTCGGTTGCAGTTCTCCGATCTCCCTTATTGTCGTACATTGACTGCGCTCCGAAGTCGGGCATACCAATACGCTGCTCGGCAATAACGCGGGTCATATTTATTTCCGTGTCCCAACTGATAGGTGGCTGGGACATTGGTACTGGTGCAATTCCCACTGGGAGGATTTGGGCTGGGGAAAGTCTTAGGTTGCTGCTGTTGGGAATGTCTCTGTCCGTCTTAAACATCGGGCGGTTGAACAGAGTCATCGCGTCATGCTTCTCGTTCCACATCTTGCAGAGCGAAGCCTCGAATGGCCCAACGATTTCACAAACGCCGCGAGGTGAGAACCAACCCTTGTCTTTAACCTCGTATGAAAAGTCTACGAATGGAAACTCCCCGTGGTTGTAGTCTAGCTCCATCGGCGGGCGAAGATTCATTTCGGGAATTTCAGGGCAGAAGGACTCAACCTTAATCTTATCACCTTCTCGCTGGTAAACCTCCCAAACGATAATCTTGGATTTGTCCGAGTTGTTGTTCAATCCTTCTCGGCGGAAAATCTTATCTTCCCTATCATTGCTATTGATTGCGACTCTCTTGGTCTGCACTAGGTCAATATCCACACCAGCGTACATAGGGTTCTTGGCGAACGCTTCTGTGGTCATTTGCATTATATGTACGATTCGTTCTGCATCCTGAAGATTCTTAGTCTTGTCTGGAACGACGATCATCATTGGATCAATCGAGTCGTACATAGCCCGCTTCTTCTTCTCGTCCCAATAGACCTTAATCACTGCGCGTCCGGACATGAGGCAGTTGTCTATCCAAGTGAGTGATTCGGTGAGGAAGTTGGTGCGCTCCTTCATCTGGTAGTCGAACCAACGCTCGGCGGTAACTGTCAGCCCACCGTCCTGCTGGCGCATTGGCACGAACGAAGCGATGGTGTCCATACCGACAATCTGCATATAGTAAAACGGCTTCAGCCTTTCGATGACTGAATCGGCTAGTGGGAAGTGCAGGTCGCTGGCATTGTTCCAAGGCTTGTTCTTCCTGCGAAGTCCGTAATGCCTCATCTCGTACCAAAGCGACTGACGCTGTTCCCAGCGGTTGCGGTCTTTGATGTCCCTGACGACTTTATCGTATAGCTCGCTTCTGCTACTCATCTTCTTTCCTTATGTTAAATTCCAGATCGTTGACTGTGTGAAGTGCCTCTTTGGCCCAACGCTTTACCTCTGGGCTTGAATCCTTGACGTTACTGAACTCAGGTAGCTCCATTAACCTCTTCACGTTACCCTCTGGCAATCGGGTAATGGGCAGTGGTTTCAGGCTACCGCAACTCGTCGTCAATAATGTCAGCAGTATCGCTATGAACTTTAGCTGCATTCTGTTCCTTTATTTCTTTCTTTGTAGCAGCACGGTTGTTCAGCCACCAGAGCCAAATCCCAAGCCCCGCACCAGCCACACTTAAAATTCCTTCTATCCAGCCCATGTCAAAGTGTGCGGCAGCTTTGTTTCAAGAACCTCCAGAGACAAAGGCCGTTACGGAATCTCTCCGCACACCATGCGCCCCGCACCTCAATATACCTATTAGCAAAACCGCACAGTTTCAATCTTATTTATCTTTCTCCAAGTTCCTCCAAAATACTCCGGTGAGAATAGATTAGATTAGAGTAGAGTAGAGTAGATTACATTATTATCTATATCCCATTCGCCAAAGGAGCTTTGAGATGTTTATGGCAGCTTGGTCTACCCACTCTTCTTCAGGGTTATCTTTTATCGAGGGGTACTCGGCATGGAGGCATTCATGTATGATAACCTCCAACCTTCTTCGGCCTTTCAGCCTTGGGCTTATAGTGATGGACTTCTCATCGTCGGGCGGGGCATCGGGGTCACAGCACAGCCCCTCTATGTCCTCAATGTAAATAGAGAACTTTCCGGTGCTGAAATTATGGCTGCGTACCTTACCGCTCACCCCGTATCCATTCCCTTAATGCCGTACTGAGTACCGAACCCTTCGTCCTCTTCAGGCCATATCAAATCAAACAGGCTCTTGCGAGGTGTGCGAACAGCAAGGTTGTTAATACCCCCACAAGCGAGACACCCAACTAAAGCATCGGCACGGTCAGGTGAACTAACCCCTCTGGATCGCATATCGTCCTTGCTCTCAAGCATTAACTTACCCTTGCTGTTCGTCTTACCCAATCGCGTTGTAAGCTGCTCAACTAAAAGGTCATCTTCGGGTAAACGTATTTCACCCTTCTCAATCATACGGGCAGACTCATACCACATCTCCGCACCCCTGTTCCCGTAGTACCGATCATTGTTAGCCCTTGCCCCATTGTTAACCCTATTGACCGTCCACCCCGCTTCAGCCAAAGCATCACACATCGGTATTCCAAGGCCACCAGCATCAGCGTAAACATTACAGGCATCCAACCCATATTTACGGAACTCCATAATGAACCGCCCCACCGTGTCCATAGTGTTCCGCTCCTTCCAGCATTTAAGGGGTAATACCTCGTTGCCCTCCCGTACACACAGCACGTTCTCATCCCCACCAGCAGCAAAGTCGCAAAAGGCTATCTTCCCCCCACTCTTCTTGCTCGGAGGGTTGCTGTAACAGAACTGCACAGAGTTAAACGGAATCACAAGGTTCTCAGAACCCAAGTCCATGAACTCACCGTAAATCATCGAACGCACCAACGGATGCTCAATACCCCACTTCTCCGTCTGCTCATCAATCCAACTCTGCGGTATATGCGGGCAATCAAATGCAGTCACACTATGCGTATCCCAAAAGCTCGCCTCCTTAGTAAAGGCTTTGTAGAACGCACCGGACGGCCCGCCGGGACTTGACATCACTAGCAACCGACTAGGCTGACACCGCGCAATAGCCTCGTAAATAGCATCAGGCACAGTCTTGGCCTCATCCACGATCATCATAAGGTTGTCGCTCGGCCCCTGCCTATGCCAACCCTCAAACTTACCAGCATCATTCGTACTAAACCCAATAGCCCTCGAACCATTCTGATGCTCAATCTCACTGCTAGTCACACGCCACCCATCGCCTAACCTAGAAACATACTTACGCAAGCTGGGCCATAACTGATCCTCCACCTGACGCCATACCCCAGCAGTCGTAATCGTCAAACTGTGCGGGAACCTCATCATGTGCCACAGAACCGCGCTTGCTGCGACCACAGCGGTCTTTCCTGAGCCGTTTGCAGCCTTCATGGCCACTTTACTCTCCTTGAAATTAAGATCGCTTAGAACGCGTTTCTGCCACGCATACGGCTTCATGCCCAAAAACATCTCAGGGAAGTTCTCCAAATAGGCCGCTCTCTGCACTAATGCAGCCTTACTCAGCTTCTTATCCCCCTTTTTGGTGACGGTTCCTCGTATTTCCTCAGCCACTTTGGCCGAAACTTTCGCACTTCTCAGGGGTTTCTTTAATCTAAGGGGCACTTTTTTGGTACTCCGATAATTTGAGGGGGGTATATTTATATAGGGGGGCCACTTGGGGGGAGGGGGGTAGTCAGTTTCGCTGGGGTTTCACTCGTTCGGGGGCGGCGGTGAGGGCCTTCAGAAGCTCGGGCGACACTGTGCCGGTGGCTGACTGCTTAACTTCCTGCTTCTCAGTCTTATTCCATTGCGAGTGGCGGCGTTCGAGGATGGCTATGGCTAGTTTCCCATCCTTGGCGGCGTGATTCTCGGCTAATTGGATCATTCGATGCTCATGGTCGGCTCCAGCCTTCTCCACAGCCATTTTGAGTGCGGGGTAAATACGAATCCATTTCTCAACCTGAGGCAGCGAAAGCTCCGTAAATTTGCAGGCGGATGGCAGGCTTAGTCCATCGCGGATTGCTTCGATTAAGGCGTTGGTTGAGGCCTCGGGAATCGGTGGCATTTTGGTTGGTTGGGCAATCTTTGGCATTTTTCAGTTATTTTTTTTGACTCCGTACATACTATTACAGAGAGCGGCTGTCAACCGCGAATCCAGCTGGTCAACAAACTGGCGGGGATTCTCTCGGCATTATGGGTTCGATCCTGAACCTTTCCGAAGTCGAGCGGCACGTTGGTTTCCGTGAAAAACTATTGTTGTAAACCGGATTGCCTCTTAGGAGGTGCTTGCCGTAACGGGCGAGCGGTCACGGGCGGCAAGGTGTGGGGAAGTCATAACCCATTGCCTTGATGCCGCCGGTGGCCATCCAAGTGTCCCTGCGGATCATAACTAATAACCCGAAAGGTAAATCATTATGAGCCAAACAATATTACAGATTGAAACCCCCACAGTCGAGCAACAGGCCACCAAGGTGCAGGAGAAATCCAAAGCTGAGGTGGCAAAGCAAGCGAAACAGGAACAGGCGCAACGGGAACAGCTCGCGTTATTTGATGCGTTCAAAACAGGGCTAATTCCCGCGACCGTCGAGTTCTGCTGCAACCACGCAAAGAAAGCTCCGGCTGGTTACAGGGAACAGGTCGAAAGTGACCTTGACCGAATCACCGGAGCATCGTTCGAGAAAATGCTAAAGGAAAACAAGGGAGCATTTAGGGATTACCTGAATTGCTACGTTCTAGTTTGTGAATAAATAACTCGATCTGCGGGGGCACTTGGATGGTCACAACGGCCATTCGCGCATGAAGCGTGTAACAACAGTAGAAAAGGAGGGCGTAATGCCTACTAAAACTAAAGAAACCGCAGAGAAAGCGAATCAAGCTCAGTTGTCTACTAGGGACGATCGGAACAAAGATGGCGAATGGATTGCCACCACTTATGAGGGCAGCCTGATGTCATTGGAAGTTGACCAGATCGAAAGCCTGTTGGATCACACTGTTATCCCGAAGGATATTTGTGAACTGATTCTGAACTGGCGTGATGGCCGTGAAATGGTCAATGTGCCGAAGTCGTTCACAAATCCTACTGATGAAATGCTTGAAATCATAGCTGCCCCGCCGGTATTCCAGCCACAAGCGTGGAGGAAAATGCTCACCAATCTTGATCTTGCACACCGCAAGGTTACTCCTGATAAGGATGGCAAGGTTGCTGAGGAGGAAGCTACCGACGAAACTCGTTATGATTATGAGTTGAGGAAGGAGGTTCCCGTTATGCGTTGGAACAAAAACGGTGAGAAGCGTTGGAGTGCTAAGGATAAATCCAATCTCCACAACTTTGTTCACCGTGGTGTTTCGATGTTGAATCTGGAACCTCAGTGTGCTGCAAATGTGGAAGAAATGGTCAAGCAAGGATTCCGTACCGTCATGCAACGCCAGACAAAGGGCAGTTTCATCTCTAAGATGGTCAAACCGGCTGAGGTTAAATCCACGTCGGTCACTATTGACGGCGATGAAATGACAAAAGATGAGTTGCGTTCACTCTATCGTGAGTGGAAGCGTTCGCAAAAATCTGCGGATTCAGATAGTGAGTAGCGGTAACTAACTGCCGAGACATGGGGAGTTATCCATTTAGATATGGGTAGCTCCCCTTTTTCTATGCCCAAATTTAACTGAAAGGATTTATCAAGATGATAGCAAAGAAATGCAATTTATGTGAGAGCAAGGATCATGAAACCATTGTGTGCCCTAGCATGGGGAACAGGGATTACCTAGCACAATCCATAGACAGGATGGCCGGTGATAAAGAGGCTATGCGTCAGGTTATCCACAGTCTGCGTTCTGATTTTAGGATGAACGTGACCCTGAGAAGGGAGTTAGAAACCCGTGTTGAACGTCTGGAAAACCTCTATCAGAATTCAATCTCCAATTTTCTCCAGTAATCTCCAATATTCTCTTTATAGAATAGAGTAGAATAGAATAGAGTAGAGTAGAATAGATTAGATTATATATATATAGTGGTCAGAATCTAATCGTTAGGGCTTTGATGATTACTAATGCGAGTGAAGCTATCACAACGTAATCAATTACAGTTAGCGAACGGTCTTGCATTTACGTTAGACGGATTCGTTAGCTAGAAACTTTAAACAATCTTACACCCCCGCCTGAGCCAGTACCTCCTTTCATATAAATAACTGGCAATCTAATCAGGCGGCGGGGATTTTCAAACTAAACAACAAACCAAAGGAAAAACATGAAAGCAAAAGAAAATGATAGGGCGGCTCGAAGAAGGAAGTTCGCTGATATGGCGAGGCGCGAACACGAAGAGATGCTAGGAATGTACGATTGGAAACTGAAGTACGTTGGATTCTCTTTGTCCTTCTGCATTAGCGACATACTGAATGGCTATATGCTTAAAGAGAATGTGATAGGCATGAACGCAAACACTAAAATGGAAAGCCTATCAGACCTAGAGCAGGTATGTGAGAACTACAGTGAAGCTCCGTGGAGCGTTAAAGAACCACAGGTCACAATAGACCCAGAGAAGTTCTCGAAGAGGGCGTGGCTGGATACTGCTGTATGGCTGCTGCTTAATGCTAAGTTTGTGCAGCCAAGAAATGTGATGCCTGATTTCGACACTCTCGATGAGCGATACGCGTGGGAGGGCAAGTGGCACTGGGATAAGAGTTCAGATAAATACGACGAGATCGTGGCAGATAGGCACTGGGTAGCAGTAGACCCAGACAAATTCAATAAGTACATAGATCAATCAATGCCTAGCGTACTTATGGACATAGCAATAAAAAGACAACCAAAGGAAAGCAATGAACAATAAGAATGCACACGTTGCAATGGAGAAACGAATCTGTCTGGTAACGGGCAGGGAATATGAAACCGGACAACTGCTGTTAGCCAAAAGCTATAACAGGAAAACGGGGGAATCTGTCATTGATCTTGAGGGGCACAACCCAAAGACCGGATTCAACCATAACGTAACAGGCAATGGGTTCTGCCCAGAAGTTCAGGAGAAACTGGATGACGGCTTCGTTGCCTTAGTCTGCGTGAACAGCGAGAAATCTGATCTTAAAGATTCGGATAAGATGAATCCCGAAGATGCTTACAGAACTGGCGAGGTCATATACATGAAGAAGGATGTGGCTGCTAAGGTTTTTGATAGAGGCGTCGAGACTATGGCATTCATAGACGAGGGAGCGACAGAAAAGCTAAGGGAACTAGAAAACTAACCAAAGGAAAACAATGTTTAAGATAGAAAGTGGAATAAAGGTTCCGAGGGAAAGAAAGAAGAACCTAACCGGAACCATCAGAGACGAGGTAGCTAAAACCTTTGAGTCAATGAGCATCGGAGATTCCTTTGTCTTAATGGACGAAGATATAGATGACCCAAAGGACAGCATACACAATATCAGGGCAATGCTATACCTTCACTCAAGGGGCCATGAATATAAGTTAGCAACCAGAAGGCTTCCCGATTTCGACGGGTGGAGGCTTTGGAAAGTTAAACGGTAGCCCTGTTTGGCTACTGCACCACCGTTCATGGCTAGTCGTTTATACTGCAGGGCTAGTCGTGAGCGGTATGCAGTTGCTAGGCCAGTAACCTAGTTACTCGAAAGGAAAAATGAGAGACAATGAAACCAATGGCCCTGATGCGTACAACATCAAGGTAGAGAAGCGCAGCATCCACACACCGAACGGGCATGAAATCCCACGGCGCGTAGGCATCTACGTAGAGGGAACGGATACCTGTTTGGGGATCAACAGCGAAAACTACGGCATGGTACAGTATCCAGACATAAAGGATGCGGTAGACAATGCACTGGCCATTAAGTGTGGAGCAGACTTGGAGCAAATCCAGTTCAACTCGATCCTCCTTCCGTCCGGTACAACGGGCGAGATGGGCGGTAGAGTTGCTATGGAATGGTATCTACCCATGTTCAATAAGACTGAGTATGTAACCGGCGATGTGCTTGGAATGACATTCCGTATGCGATCCAGCCACGATGGAGGATGGGCAATACCATCTGACACCTCGCTGAAACGTATCGCTTGCATGAATGGCTGGGTTATGGACAGAAGTGTTATGTCAACCAAGTTCAAGCACACAAAGAACATAGACATACAGATGATTGTATCCAGAATCGACAAGTCCCTTGAGGCTTTTGAGGATGGGATGAATCAGTATGGCAATCTGTTCACTGACGTAAATGAAACTGATGTGACATGGCATGAGGGTCTAAACATAATTAAGAACCTCAACTTCATGAAGAAAGACAGAGAGGAAATCAACCACCTCTGGAGTCGCCCTTACCTGTGGCGCGGTTACGATTCAGATCGGCAACCGGAAATGCAGGGATGGGAAACCAACAGGAACCACGGATTCTCATTCGTAGAGATAGAAGGTAGGCAGTGGAAGAAGCCGTCACCCGAAGGCCTGAAGGCTAAGGTTGGCGATCTGTTTAACTGCATTACCCAGCATCTAACACACACCTCTGACACAGGCTACCTAAAGACTGCTCAGAAGGGACAGGAAGCATTCTCTACATTGCAGAAGTTCTGCGAGACTCCGAGGGTTTCCGATGCTTCAATGAAGCTGTACTGTGAGGCTCCTAAGATTACCCGTGGATTGGGTACACCGCGAGAGGTTAACAAACTAATCGTAACTAAGTCAGAAGAGTTCTCAATCAGCAGTAACTAAAAAATAGGGGGACGCACCGAGGTAGAGCAGTGCGTCCCCCTTTTCATGTCCCCGTGTAGGAACAGACTTCAGCGAGGAGTCTCCATACAGCATGAGGGAACAACCTTGAACCATCAATTAAAAGTTATGAAACATACTACTTGGGTTCTTCCTTTGTCCATTGTCGAAAAGCCGATGAAGTTCATGGGAAGAGAGTTAACAGATTGGCTTGTGTTCTACGTTGTTACTGAGAGCGGTAACAGGGTGGGGCCAAGGTTATTAAAAGGACAATGCCCTCCGAACATAAGAGATTGGGGGCCATTTGATAGTCAGGAGTTAGCCGTTGAATTAAAGGCGACACTTGAGAAACACATAGAGGCCGAGTGGCCGAGAAAGAAAGGGAGGAAAAGAAAATGAGCAGGACACCGGAGCAAATAAGAGATCAGTCAATAGACCTATTCAATTACAGGGCCAAGGCAAAGTTCGATGCCGGTCAGAAAGAACACGCTGGTAATCTGGATGAGAGGGTAATGTTTAAAGACATTGAAGATGAGATCATTGACTTATGGTTTTATGTTCAATCAATGAAAATGAAATGTGATAAGAAAGGTAAAAGGAAATGAAAGAAGAAATCGCTAAAAGATGGGCAGACGCCCTAGATTCAGGAGAGTACGAACAGGGACACGGGGCACTACGAACTGCAAGCGGAAAGTTCTGCTGCTTGGGGGTGCTGTGTGATCTCTACGCAAAAGACACCGGCAGGAAGTGGTCGGATGTGGGAGGGGGACTCCATCTTGAGGGTGAAAGCTCTTACCTTCCAGAAAAGGTATGCGAATGGGCTGGAGCTACCGGAGAAGATTACATTCTGAACCGCGATGCCGGAATGGATATAGTGCTACACATCGGAGGACGAGACATTTGTGCGTCCAAAGCTAACGACGATTATGCGGAGGCTTCCCCAAGCCCCAAAGCTGGATCGTTCAGTGACATAGCCGAAGCAATAAGAGATCAAATAATAATAGACTATGAAGAAACTAATACTACTGGCACTGCTTAGTGTCTCCCTCAACGCCCAGAGCAATGTATCTTGGGAGCTAGTTGAGGCAATAAGACAGGTAGAATCCGGAGGGCGCAACGTCACCGGAGACAACGGGATGGCTAGAGGCCAATGGCAATTCTGGTCAATCGCGTGGAAAGATGTGAACCAATACCGAGCCAAGCATAAGCTGCTTACATATTCCTACGACTTCGCATGGAAAGAGAATGTATCTAGGGTGTACGCACACGATATGCTTGAGATCATCAGAGGCCGTTTCATCAGACGCATGAAGCGAGAGCCTATGGTGTCTGAGCTATGGTGTATCTGGAACCTAGGGCACAAGACGTACTTCGATAAGTACAAGGGTGACATAACCAAGTGCCCCAAGTCCACGATAAGGAACGCAATGGTGATTGAATCACACCTACGAAAATCAAACCAATAAATAATTATTGACTTGTAAATACGCAAGTGATAATTAAACGGCGGGTGCTGACGATTGATGCGTGGTCGGTGGTCTAATGATACCATCTCAGCGAGACGTGGTTTTTCTTGTTTTGTCCCACGTTAGTAACACGCTTCATGTGAAATCGGCTCAGTAGTAAGTCCGGAGATAAACCTACTCAGACCTCTGCTACCCCCGCCACCTTTAAGAAAGGAAAATCATGGCATCTAAGAAGCTAGTAAACAGAGCAGCACTAAAAGAATACTCCTTGGACATCAGCGCACGGTACAAGAAAGGTAAGTTCACCATTGTGTCAGCCGCTTTCATGGACGAGGTAGAGGAACACATGAGGATGTATGTTTACCGGAAGGTAACTCGGCATCCTTTCATTGGTAAGACACTTAAACCAGAGACGGAAAGAGAGGACTAATATGTTAGTTAATCCACCAGTAGAGGAGAGGGCGAAAGTCACGCTAACCATTTACGATTACCCAGAGAAGGTCACGGAGTTCCTTGATGGGGTTAAAGAAGTAGAACGCCTAAGAAAAAAGGTTTCAGATTTGACCTTGGAGGTGGATCGCTTACGCACACAAATAACAAGGAGGCAGGAATACGATGAGTGCAAAAAAAGCTAAGGACGGTAAAGTTATGCGTACCTTTAGGCTCGCCCCTGAGACTATCAAGAGGCTAGAGGAACTGGCAAAGACCACAGCAAAGACAAAGACTCAGGTTGTCGAGGAGTTGATCCACATTGCAGAGGTCAGTGATGAATAGCCGACAGAAGGGGGCCAGAGGCGAGAGATTATGGAGGGATGTACTACGCTCTGAAGGTTACGAAGCAATACGAGGATGCCAAAACGCAGGGAGAATGGCCGGTGGTCAGGAAGCACCCGATGTAATAACCAATCTACCCTACCACTTTGAAGTAAAATTTGTGGAGAAGTTGAACATACACGATGCAATGAAACAGGCTGAGAATGATTGCAACGGCAAGCCAGCAGTGGTCGCGCATAAGAGATCGCGTAGCCCTTGGCTCGTTACAATGGACGCTTCAACATTCTTCAAGATTCTGAGGGGAATGAACCCCGACGACAAAGAGAAAGAGAAAACATGAGCGAGGAAAACACAGTAGAGACGCCCATCTATGATGATTGGGCAGAGACAAGCGAACACGTTACCAACTTGGGAGGTGCATTAAGCAAGTTCCAAGGGCAAATGAAGTTCGCATCCAAGAGTCAGACTAACCCACACTTCAAGAGCAAGTTCGCAGGTCTACCGGAAACGGTTGAGGCTTGCCACCGTCTGCTCGCAGGGTTCGGTCTGGCTATTACGCAAACCACTAAGCCTATCAACGGAAGGATGTATCTGGTAACACGATTGATCCACGGTGATTCAGGTGAGTGGGTGCGAGGTTGGTGGCCGCTGATGCCACAGAAATCCAGCCAGCAAGCACTGGCAAGTGAGCACACCTACGCACGGCGACAGGCAATTCAGGGTATCCTGATGATCCCAGCCGCCGATGACGATGGTGAGGCAGCAGAAGAACGGCACATACCCACAAGCAATAGTCAAGAACTTGGCAAGAGGCTTGAGAGTGTGTGCAGTAAGAACGAAAAGGAAGTCAACGACTACCTGTTGTGCAATGATCTCATCAAGAAGGGTAAGACCTTTAGGGATTTAGATAATAGTGTAGCCAGCCAGATTATAAAACGTCCGGCAGACTTCTTAGGCAAGGTGCGGCAGTTCGCACAGAACAACCAACCCGAAACCAACTAACCATGGCTGGGGACTCGGGAGAATCTGACAAGAGTGGGTTTGACCGAGTTCCCACCACTAAGGAATGTGAAGAATTCGATCGAGCATTTCGAGTATGGTATAGGAGGCGATATGGCACCAACTACAAGCACAAATATATATCAAAAAGCAAAAGAAAAGGAGGCTCCGAAACAGGAGGAGAAGAGACACCATGACAGGTATCCACCCTCCTCCTTTCCTGCCTTCAGCGAGTGCCCATGTTACAGACCATCTCACGGAGAGGTGAGCGAGGCTGCTAACAGGGGTACAATCCTACACGATCAACTCCAAGAGATACTGGATTCACATGAAGTATGAACCTGAGATCGTGGCGGCTGCGGAGTACGTCCGTAAAATTGCTAACGGTAAGAAAATAGAAACAGAAAAGGAGGTCATCCTACACAGGGACGGAAAGGAACTGACATTCGGAACCTTTGACGCCTACTGTAAGGGACACCTCTTCGATCTGAAAACAGGAATGGAAATCAGGAACTACCTTCCTCAGATGGCAGTCTATGTGGCAGCACTATGCCAGAGGGACAACATCGACGAGATACAGGTTCACCTGATTTACTCTTCTTTAGGTAAAACAAAGCAGTACACAATCAGCAGGGAAGAAGCTGAGGAATTATCATACGGTATAGTAGATACTATCAATGATGAAACTCGTAGCCCTCGGCCCTGTCAGTATTGTAACTGGTGCGATCTTCGTAACAGATGTACTGCCCTTAACACAATGGCAATCACAGTGTCCGAAAAGACAGACATGATTAAGTCCACTGACATTGCATCAATCTCTGACCCAGTAACAATGGGACAATTCAGAGAGGTTGCAGACGCAATGGATGTATGGTCAAAGGCTGTAAAGGATAAGTGTGATGACTTCGATGAGATCAGTGGGTACAACAAGACTACTCGCAAGGGGAAGAAATATATCTCTGATATTACTGCGGCTCTGATACACTCAGGTCTGCCATCGGAGATGTTTGTTGACGCTTGCACGGTGTCATTCCCCAAGCTCAGAAAGAAATTCGCTGAACACAAAGGTATCAGTGAGGACGAAGCCAACGAGGAACTATCCCGCCTGTTGGAATCGGTAATGAAACAGGGAAAACCAGTAAGATACTGGAGAAAGATAAAGTAACATGGCTCAGAAGAGACTAGGAAATGGTTCCCTTATGAAGAACAAACGTAAGGAACCGGACAATGAGAGTCACACAAATTGGCCTGATTATGATGGCCCAATGACTGTGAAGATTGGCGACCAAGAGGTAGAACTTGAAGTTGCTGCATGGATAAAGGTTGCCGATAAGGAAAGCAAGCGACTCAACGTAGGAGACAAATACTTCAGTCTCTCTATCCGCGAGAAGTGGCAACCGGAAACCAAACCGGCTGACGACGACCAACCTCCATTCTAAAAATGAGCGAGGAGTCTAATGTCAGTTATGCTGAGAAACGGTTCGGCATAGACAATACACCAAGAGAACCTACAATGTCGGAACAGGAGATCGTTGACCGTGCTGTATGTGCAGCGAGTCACGTTACCGGAGTTCCGCCATCGAGAGTGGTCGGCAGAGGCCGCACCGAGGAACAAGTAGAAGCTAGATTCATAGCGTATCATATCTGCATGGAAACCAATGAGTTCACACTTGTTGGGCTAGGTAGATGCTTCGGAAAAGATCACGGCGCAATACATAACGGATTGTCCAGAGTCAATGAACGACTTGAAGATGATTCGTCTGCGTTCCGCCGGTTCAAGCAGGTCTACAAAAGAGTGAGAGAAAGGTATAAAGCCTATGAGAAAGACCCCGACAGTATGGTACAGGAATTCGGTCTACATGATGGGTGATATGGAAATGGTCTATCTCCAGAAGCGTGACTGTGCAAGTTGCGCCGTATGGGAATGGATCAAATCCGACTGCTGGAAGCGAACCTCCCCCGCTATGAAGGAGTTATCCAAAATAGAAAAGGAGGGGGTCGTTGATTCCCTTGGGATATACAAGGAGGATGGTACAGCAGACACCGAACGATTCGATGCCATAGTTGAACGCATCAGAAATGATGTGGGATGGATAGATGAGAGAGGTGAAATAAAGGGCTGGGACAAATGGCAGTCGGTCAATACCAAGATCGAAGATGCCGCGAGAAAACGGGTAGACTACTGGGAGAAACGTAACGATGAGTACGAAGAACTAACAGTACCACCCGAACTTGATACACCTGAGTTCAAGATAGCTTGGGAAGAGTATGAAAAGTATCGCAGACTAAGTGGCTTCAAGAAGCTGAAGTCAATGTCCGTATCCCGAATGTGGAAAGAGATGGCTGAATGGGGCGGCGAGACAGTCGCCATATCTGCTATAGAGACAACCATAGCCAAAGGCTGGCAGGGCATATTCCCGCCGAGGTCTACTGGTGGTGCGGCGTCTGCTACTGGCAGCAATCAGCCATACGAGAAACGTCTGTGGGCTTTGGAGCATCACAAGAAAACTCTGACTGACGAGTTAGCTCAACTCAGAGAGTGGCATCCAAACGACAAGACCGAAGAGAAGAAAGCACTAGCTAAAAAGATAAAGGAGATTCGGGAGATGATTAAAAACCTAGACCCGACTAAACCCTAACAACCTACCTGACAGGCTCTCGCAGATAATCGTGGATACTTTCTCCGCGAGCATGGAGTTTCAAGGCAAGATCACGACCAACGTCCCTTGTTAAGATTCTCTTATTTGCGAGGTCTGTCAGGTAGACCTTAACTTCAGCAGGAGTCATATCCTGTATTCTGCTAACTATCACGGATGATCTAACATTAACCGTGGAGTTCTTCATTCTGATTTCATCATCGTCCAACCCGAGAGCAATCTCTCTCAACCTTCGGATGATTCCCTCATTTCTTAAACGCTCATCATTATTCGTAGCCGGTGGGATAGCCCGAACCCTGTCCTGAATACTCAAGCCACGGGTGTCAGTCATAAACTTACTCACTGCCCTTCGCCTGATTACCCTAGCAGTGGCATCCATCATGTCGGCATCATCCATGATCTCAGTGATCTCATCCTCAGCCAAGAATGTGCTGCGAGCCAGACGGGAGATCAATGGTGTGGATGCAATCCGTCGGCCCACGCCACCATCACCAACATCCTTCGGCGGTAGGAACTGAGTTATTCCGCCAGCAGTCAATGCCTCTAGGGTGTGCTTAATCTTCAGCGGAGAGATTCCGTATCCCTTATAGATTTCCGGAGTGGTATTGTAATACTGCTCGCTTGGGTCGGAACGCTGCATACTAATGGGCACGATGGGCTTCCTTCTAAAGAAGTTTCGATTGCCAATCAGTTCGGCTGGGGCACGGAGTATCGGGTTAAGGTTGGATGCCATGCTCTCAATACCCTTGCCAATATCACCTTCAGGTATCCCGTGAATGTTAATCGGGAACGTGGACTCAGCCCAGTGAGTTAGAATCTCGCTAACCGCAGCAGGGTCTTTATCGTACATATGATCCAGCCCCTTCTCTATTGTGTAAGAGAACAGGCCGAATGATTCACGGCGAGGAATGCGGATATAGTCACGCACCATCTTGCCTTCGATATAAGGATGCTCAAAGAAGCTGTCCAATGGGATCATAAAGTAACGCTTCTTCTCTTCATCACTAACCTCAGCGTAATCCCTTTCACGATCTTCGTCCCTGCGGTTAAGTGCCCAAGCAATAGCAGTCGGCATGGCAGCAAAGGCAGTCATCTTCAGCATAACCCCAGCACCCAGCTTCCTGTCTTGAGGGTTGCTTGAGAAAACCTTGGACAATCTATTCAAGTCACGCTCAACACCCTGCACCCGTGCGTTAAAGAACAGGAACAACACGTTCAATGCTTCGTTCTCGGTGAACTTACCTTTACGCATGAAGTCAGGTGAACCAGCAAAGTTACGAATCTCAACCGAGATGGCCCGCATCCTATCCTTCATTTCATTCTGCAACGCAACCTTCTTGGCCCCCGTGGCACTGTCAATCCTGTCAGCAAGATCATCAATCCCCTCAAAAACCTTCATGCGTTGTAGGCCCACAAGTTTAGCAGTCTGCTCCATCGCCTTGCCCACTTGATTAGCCTTGGCAAGCATCCAGTTTAGTTTGCTCTTGCGGTTGTACCTAGTGATCGGGTCTTTGATTGCGGTAGCCTTGCCCAAGTATTCAGCGATGGTGGAACCAGCAGCACCACTGTTAATGAACTCATCATACAGGGCATCAGCATCTCTTCCGAAGTCTGGACGCACACGCCGTATTAAATTCTTAACAGAGTTGGGGGCGAGGTTGGCCCAACTGGAAGCACCTATAGCCCGAAGGTACTGCATGGCTAGAACAAATGGATTCAGCCCCTTGTCCATAGCCCGCAACCCTCCCTTGGATGTGGTGAGTAAACGAACTGGGTCTAGTAGGAGCATATTGCCAGCTTGGAAGAAAACATTAACGCCGGTTGCACCCATCTTAAATATGTCACCAGCCCGCTTCATAACGTCATAAGTCATGCTGGTGGATACGGGATCAAACCTAGTCAGAACATCAGCAACATCCTCGTCAATCCATAGGTATCTGTTCTTTCCGTTTTCGTGCCACTTAACTGGCTTCATGTTCGACGGCATAACCCTCTCATCAAGAGTCTTGGTCTTACGCATGAACGTCTCATCTGGATCGAAGTCAGTTCGGAACCGCTCAAGCTCCTGCATGAATGCGTTACGGTCAATCCTTAGCTGAGTGTTGTATAGCTTGAACTGTGCGGCATCCAAGGCAGAGATCAAACCAAAGTCCTCCGTCTTGATTCCCCTTATGAACTCTCCGAATGTATCCTTGGGGTCTTGGTTGAAATACTTAACAACGTAGAACGGCATATAGAACGATGAGCTTCTGCTAATTCTATTGTACGAGGTTCCTGAGATAATATCAGCACGATACAAGTCATACAGTCCGGATGCCATCTCCTCTTGGTAAACGCCGATTGCGTCCTCAAAAGCTCCTTCAGTTCTAGCAACTCCATTAGCTCTAACGATCTCACCATCCTCGTCTCGAACAAACCTGATTAAGTTAGGATCGTTAATCTCGTTCACAAACTCATCAAGCGCAAGGCCCAGCTTGGGAAGATCAGCCAGCTTCTTAAAATCCCCCACCTCCTTGGACTTTGTGATGAGATTTATTAGATCAAGTTTCTGCTCCTCCGTACCCGTCCATGCACCTGATTCGGAATCCATGTTCGCCATCAGTTCATCTATCTTGGCTTCCAAGTTCGGATCGTCATCATGGGTTATGCGATCCTCGATGCGCCTGATTAAAGCGTAGACATTGAAGTTGCTCTCGTTCTTAGATGAGCCGCCGATCTTGTCATGTATCCGCAGCATGAAGTTATTAGTGCGATGATCTGCCTTAACCGGACTGCCAGCTTGAAGCTCGAACAATTCAGAAAGTGCAACCCTAGTCTTACCGGCAATGTTAAGTGCCTTGAAAACTGCGCTTTGGAATGTATCGAGTATAGCACCGGAGGTAATAAACTTCTCCCTGAACTTCTCATACATCGACATCTCAGAACGGATAACACCTTCCCTGCCTTCGGGCGTTTCAATCTTCGACTTGATTCCTTCCAGTGTCTCCTTACCGCTAGTCTCTGGTGTGAAGTCACCCTCAGCAAATAGCATACTATCGCCTTGAGCATCCTCATTTGCTTTGTGAATCGGTGCCCATTTCTCCTCGATGGACTTTGCTGGCTTATTGGCTGACTCCGGATTTTGGTTTAGAACCTTGATGCCCTTATGGATTGTTCTCCCTTGATGTTCAATGTCCATCGTCTCAAGCAGATTGGTGTCATACTTTAGGTTGAACTGTGTTAGAACAACGTCATTGCCCTTCCAATTCTGCGAGGATGGCTCAGTAAATCTGCCTTCAATAGTATTAGGATCAGCATTCGTAGCATCAGCACTTTTCTGCCAATCCAACCGCTCGGCTAACCCCTTGGCATTCATGTCGAGAACTTCGGCCAGATATGACCCAGCTTCAATCGTCTCCCCAAAGGAATCCAACGCCCGCATTATCATATCCTTGAATCTGTTCCACCAACTCGTTGCAATCCCTGCTTTCCTGCCGCGACTGTTAAGCCATTTCTGTAGGTCAACCTGATAGAGTCCGTGAGCTAGAAACTCCCAATGATTAGAGAACGCGTAACTAAAGCTCCTTAATTCGTCCAGCTTGTTCTTAGCGATTTCAGCGTTAATCATTTCATCGCCACTGCCAAGCTCAGACTTATCAATGGTTTGCTGGGCCTGAGCCATCTCGCCCTCCCATGCCTCCTTGGCGTCTTGGTACAGACTCTTCGCCTCCTTGCTTAGGTCGTGGTCATTCATTATGCCGTTTACCGCTACTGCGTGAATCGTCTCCTCGATTAGAGATTTAAGAAGCACCTCGGCATTCCACAGATCGCCGCCCAGTTCGCCCGCCCGATGATCCACTGCAATCTGGTCTGTTGAGCTAAGATAAACAGCAGCCCTATACTTAGTCTCGCTAGTCCCGTCAGCTTTGGTGCGAGTGTGCTTAATCTCTGCCAAGTGTATTCCTATGCCTAGCCTATCCGCGATACTCTTGGTGAAGTTAATTACTGAATCACTGTAAGTACCCTTCAGTTTTGGATTGGCGGCAAGCACCTTATCAATAGCTTCGGAAACAGTGTGAGTCCCCCTGCCCTCTGCGGTAAGAGGATGATTGTCCAGTAGATCGCCAACTTGCTCAACCGAATCCTCAGCGAATGTGCGATCAACGAGTTCCATGTTAGCCGCAACCTCATCCATGTCCCACTTGCCCCAAAGCTCCATCTCCCTCAGAACAGCGTCCATGTTTTTAAGCATGATGTTGTGGGCACTGCTCTTGTTCTTCTTGTCCCCAAGCATATACTCACTGACAAACCTCTTAGGCATTTCCAGAGGGGCAAGCTCCATCGCCTCACGCTGCTTGTTGTAATCATTAAGAAGTTTCTGAATAGCCTTGGGAACACTTCTCGGTGCGCCCGCCTCAGCCTTGGACTCAGGAAGCCTAAAGCCTCTGGTGGCTAAGTCTGGCTGTGCCTCCGCCTTGGCTATTTGCTTCTCTAGTTTCTTAATCTCTTGGGAAAGGATGTTGTTCTGCGCCCGTAACTCACCAATAAAATCTTTTAGGTTTGCTGTAGTTGCTTTGCCGCCTTCGCTTTGCTGTACTTTTATGTTTATATCAGCATCTTCAGGATATACCCCTTGCTCCCTTAGAGTCTCCTGAACCAACCTAATCGTCTCTACTGTCCATCCACCGAAAGCATCTTCATCCCTTACAGCTTTCAGTTCTGGGGTGAAGAATCTTAGAACTCGATCCAGCTTCTTTCCGTGGAGATGCCCCAGTGTAGCCCTTATTCTACGAACCCTACCCTTTACACTATTCAGCTTCCTGCGCTTTCCGATTAGGTTTCGGTTAGCCCTGTTCCGAACCCTTATTGCGTTAGCCGTTGCTTGAAGTAGGATAGTCTCGAACACCTCCCGCTCAAATGCTCCTGCTGTCCATGCTGGGGCGTCTTTCTGCGTGAACCCCTTGGACATAACCCTGTCCATAAAATCAGATATGAACTTGGCTAGTTGGTCTTTTGCCTCCTCTACCAATCTTATGGATTCAGGTGTTCTAAGCGTTGAACCCGTTGGCTCGGTAACTCCAACAATGGGAACTGGGTCGCCACCCTCAACGGTCTTTGGAACCATCTGGCTTTCGCCGCCAAGCTCAACTGACTCTAAGTAATCATTCGCAATCTCTTCCGCAGCTTCAGAAATCCTCTCAGCAATACCCAAGGTTCTGGGGGCCATCCAATCCCTGCCCATCCTAGTGTGTTCACCCTGAATCGTCCTGCCCTTCTTCCTGTCGTGCCTACCCTGCGGCGGTGTAATTCTTCGGAGTTCACTTCCCTGAGAATCGGCAGCGTCTTTAATTCTACTCCAGATTACTTTCTTTCCGCTCCATCCGTATAGATCGCCAACCGCACCCAAGTCCATTATGTCAGGGCGACCCCTTTCCTTATGGTTCTGTATTCTTTCGTAAAACTTTTGAACTGCCACAGTGAAAGCGTCCCAAGCAACGTCCTCTATGGGTTGTTGCAGCGGGGGGGCTTCAAAGATGTTGGCGTAATGTCTGGCCGCGCTGAGTGCAGTCATTCGCCAAATGTCTAGTCGGCTAATCTTCTCTCCGGTTCTGTGGTGTTTTTCGTTTTTGACAGCAAACAGGCCAAAGTCCTCCACGGTAAGTTCATTGGTTATTTCCTTGTTGTATATCGGGTGGACTCCTGATGCCTGTGTGCCGGTTGGGTCTATCCTTCCGCCGAGAGAAACTATCTGATCCTCAATGCTAACCAGTTCCTTTTTAAGCGCACTTCTCTCAGCGTCAGTAACTTCAACACCGACATTGCCTTCAGCGGGAATAACCTCATCACCAAACAAGCCGCCCAAGCGAATGGATTGCGGGGTGAAATAAATTCTATTGAAAATCTCAGACTCTCTCGACCTAAGTTCGGCCATCTTCTTTTTATCGAAAGAGGCTTGGTCAATCGACTTGGACGCACTTTGCTTTTCGGACTGAACACTGGGGTCAACATCCAGCGCACCACCAAACAGAGGGAGATCGCTCTTGGGCATTGTCTCGGTAGCCTTGCGAGCTTTGGTTGCCGCCTCCTGCTGGGCTGCCATGTCCGCCCTCCATCTGCTCTCCTGAGCCATCAAAATCTTAGCATAGTCAGGGAGAGGTTCGTCAGGACTGATATTATTCTTGCGCCTCCAGTTCTCCTCCCAAGTCATTTCGCTAGGAGCAATGGCATCAGGGTCTTTGACCTTAACCTCCGGCTGAACTGCGCCCTCCTCTGCCTGACTGCGAATAAGGAATCCAGTTTCATCAAGTGACGCCGCGCTCCACTCCGCAAATGGCAGGTCATCGGGAGTGGTGTCAAACTGTTGATTGTCAATGAATGCCAGACTTAAATCCCGCTCCCTCGGACTCAGTAAGTCTCCAAGCGCAGCAACCTCATCCTTCATATCGGATTTGGTCACGCTATCATCGGTAGTTTGGATGATACTTTCTACCGCAGAAAGCTGCTCGTCTCGGCCTTCACCAAAAAGACTTTCTAAACTTGGATTGGGTTCCGTTATCCCGTGCTGGGAGAATATCCTGAAGGATCGGTTGCTGGCCGACTTTTCTTTGGCCTCTGCTGCCCCAGCCTTAATTTCCTCTGGACTCTTATCTCCGACATTTCTGGGCCGGTCAGGTTCAGTACCGATAACGCCATCAGTATCCAGCTTGTACCCTCCCTCTCTGACGGCCTCTAATTTAAGCCCTTCATTGGAGAGTTGCCTGTTCTCTTCCTTAGTTAATTCTCTTATTACTATATTGTTCTTCTTCGCGTATTCACCAGCCTTATCTTCGCCAGACTTAGCATCTTCTGCTACTAGCTTTTTAAACCTCTCAATGCTTACATTACGGGGGGCAACGATGAACTCTTCTCTTACTGGCTCAGACCCCTCAGTTTCGGAAGCTCGAACAGCAAACCCTTCCTCTGTTATTTCCCCACGAATAAACGCATTAACAATTTCAGCGGCATCCTTCTTGGACATACCGCCCTTGGCCCCCTCTTCTTCAGGTGGTGTTTTCCCCTCAAACTCTGCTGTGTAAACTGAGTCCACATGATCCTTGTAGATTTCAGCTTGCTGTGCAGTTAGAGTGCCCTCCTTGACAAATCCATCAATCGACTCCTTCTGCTCATCGGAAGTTACTCCCTGTTTTCTTTTTATCCTGATGCGATCATTCAACGCCTTGTGCATATCAGGAGTCATAGCCTCGCCTATCTTGGAGGCAGACATCTCGAATGGGGCCATACCAAGTTCAGCAATGCCCTCAATGAAAACATCTTTCCAGTTCTCAACCTTACCTTCAGAGGACAACTGGCCCAGTGTTTCACCGCTGCTGCCCATCGCCATTTGGAATCCTAGGGGCACTGCTTTGGGTGCAGCCTTTGCGGTGCCGAGTAGTCCCTGCTTCGCTGTTTGCTGTAGTAGGCTTTCGGCGGGAATCTTAGATGCTTTTGTGTATGCCGAACTCGACAGCTTCCTTCCCCAAGCTATAGAGCGACCAGCCATTCCAGCCGAGATAGTGTCAATGGCGGCAATGGGGACACCATACTTCTTTGCCTTAGCATTAGCCTTCTTATGAATCTCTGGGTCTTTCATCGCCTCAAAGAGAAGGTCTGGGTTATCCATTACCTCGGAGCCAACCGTCTCCTCAAGGGCTTGCATATACTTTGATGAAGCAGCCAGACCGTAAGATGTCAGTCCGAGTCCGGCCATAGCACCGTAGCCAGCACCAGCGACAGCACCAGCAGTGGCAGTAGCGGGAGCAACGGGGCCACCAGCCGCACCTAATGCAGCACCAGTACCCGCGCCCGCCGCAGCACCACCAAAAATCTTTTCAGCACCATAACTAAGCAGTGCCGACATAGATTCGGTAACTACTTCAGAAATGATAGTGGGGGTTTCCGACCATCCCCAAAACTCAGACCAGCCCTCCTTAAATCCTTCAGCCTCTTGGAACTCTCTGAACTCTGGGGAAGCCCTAATAGCATCCATCTTGTCGCGGATTTCAGTTAGCTTCCTAACCTTCTCGCGGGTAAGACCTTTGCCGATCTGAAGATCATTCATCAGCAGGTCAGCTTGTTCCGCCATTAAAAGGCCGCGCTTTGTGGGGTCAGTAATCGCCCTCTCAATCCAGCCTCTTTCACCTAACTGCTGCTGGGCCTTTTGTGCCGTAGCGTTAATGTTACTCGCTGCAATGTTTTGACCGTAGGCTGCACCAGACCGTATGCTTTCTCTATCATCGGCTTGCTTCTTTAGCCTTCCAATCTCAGGAACCCTAAGAGCCAGAGTGGGGTCAGCGGCAAGTAGTGCTAAGGCGATCTCAAGGTCTGTCTTTCCCTGAGTGGCAGAGGGATTGAGAGCGCGATAGTTGGATATGTATGATCCGTTCATTACTTGATCTTGTCGATTTTATCCTTGAAGGCTTTCCACTTCTTCCATGATTCCACCCTGCGCTTAAAGGTTTTAACTTTTTCGGGCGTCCATTGAATTACGTCGGAATCGTCAGTATCCCCATTTTCCATTGGAAGGTATATTTTTGACGGCCAATCCTCGGCTGGCTTGTCCCATAAGTTTGTGACTGTCCTAGTTTTCAGCGCACTCTTTCCGTATCCCTTTTTATCCCCCCTTGAAAGGACGCCAATGTTACCTTTAAGGGCACTTTCCAGCTTGTCAACATCTACGTCCCTGCCGCCAAACTCAGTATCACCGAACAAGGTTTTCCTAATTGATCCTATCAAGCTGCCCTTAAATCTTGGTGCCAGTTTCTTGGTCGCATCGTCCATTGGTCGTAAATTGTCAGACATGAGTTGATTAGCCCCGTATGATCCTTCGACATTGGTGCGAGCCATAAGTTTAGCTGCATTGATTGCCTCATCCGTTGATCCTTTATCAATTTCTATGCCGACTTCACCCATAAACTCAATAACTTCTGCGGCCATCGTCGGCTGGTTTCCTCCTGCGCGTTTAACTATTGCAGCGTGCATTGTCGTGGCATCAAAGGGTCGGCTTGAATTCCCGCCCGTTCCAGCAATGGTTACACCACTCATCCTCTTAGGAATTGCTTGCTGGCTTTGAGTTTGGGTCGGGGCCGTTGGGGCCGGAGTAGGGGCCGGTTGTTGTCCCGTTGGGGCCGTTGGTTGTCCAGCGGGCGGTTGGCCGGTTGGCGGTTGGCCGGTTGGCGGTGGCATTGTTTGGTGGTGGCCCGGTATATGAATGGTTGGCGTTGGTGGGGATAGGTGCGTGGGCGGGTTTGTTTGGTGGGCAGGTGGGCCTCCGGTTGGAGAAGGTTGTAGGTTAGCGGGGAGTGATGGATTCGTCCATTGAGCAAGCCTTTGCTGGTCTGCCAAACTCAATGCCTCAAGCGCACCCTGCTGTGCCAGCCATAGGTCATGCTCCCCAGCACCGCCCTCCATCGAGGAAAGAAGTTCTGCCGCTGTTGATGGCGCATTTTGGGCAAGTCGATAATCCTGCCAAGCCGTTTCACCCCAAGGATGCGGAGTGCCCTCTGTTGCTACCGTGTTGGTGTCAGTTTCTAGCCTGATCGGCTTGGGCGGCGGTAACGCGGCTCCGGCGACTGGAACTACAGGGCTGGAGGTTGCGGGAATTTCTTCCCTCCCTGCTAAGGAGGATTGGGTTTTACTTCTCGGAAGCGGCCCCATAGCCTTATACTGGGCAAGGGTTGCGTTCAGGGCGGCAAAGGTTGCATCCTCATCAATGATTAAATTTGGAACCAGTTGCCCATCCTTCGTTTTAAGCTGATTGCCCTTAGCGTCCATAGCCCACCTCTGGTTAGGATCATTATGGAGCTTGTACTTAATGAACATACCTTTTCTGGCAGGGTCATTCATTAACTGATTCATGTGGACATTGCCAGTTGCGTTTATCTTTTCACGAACGTAAGCAGTAACGTCATGCTCTCTCTTCATCTCTGGAGTCCAGCTATCATATTGCCTACGAAATGCAGGATTAGCTTTTGACTTAGCTTCAAGCTGGACAGAAATGGCTTCCTCGCGGCCTTTAATTTTCTGCCTTTCTTTGTGGAGTATGCTATCTTTAACATCAGTCTCCATCGTTTTAAGGTTAGACATGAAGGTCTCAACCACCTTGAGTTGTTCTGGCCCCAAGGCTGCAGCAGAAGAGTGAAGCGATAAAACATTCTCGCGGATAGCCGCTATAGCTGCTTCGGGATCGCCCGCGTGGGGAACCATAGACATCATCCAAGTTGCTACGCCAAGCCCATCATTTAAAAGCGAAAGGGATTCTGTTTTGGTTTTGGCGTCTTGTTCTTTTCGGGCGGTTTCACTTAAGGTCTGTTCGATACCGGCAGCGATTTCTTCGGTCTGTGCAAGCTTGTAGTCTATGTCTGCCTGATTTCTTTCGTGAAGCGTTTTATTATTTTCTACTATCGTTGCCGTCTGGGCTTTTTGATGGGCCGTCATCGCCCTCTTGTTTTCTGTATCTGCATTCTTCGCGTCGATCTCCTGCTGGCCCTTCACAAGAGCTTGCTGTACTTCGTGGTATGGGGCGCGAAATTCTTCTCTTGCGGCTCTTTTCTGCTGACTCTCCCATAATTTATTCCTAAATCCTTCAGCTTTCTCGTCGGCCTCTGCACGGAATACCCCTGCGGCTTGGTCTGCTTTGAGCTTTTCTGCAGCCCTCTCATTTTCCAACTTCTTCTGCTTGTTTAGGTATTTCTGCTTTCTGTTTTCTTGGATTTTCCCCTTTATCGCAGACCTAGCTTCATCTCTTTCTAATGCCTCAAGCTCATTTGGTTCGAGTAGTTCCCGCTTTCTCGCTGCTTCCTTCCTGTCCTTCTTGTCAAACTTCCTTTCCTGACGAAGATTTTTAATCTGCTCGTCCATAAACTTCTTCTCACGCTTGGACATTTTACTACCACCACCACCAGAACGCATACGGTTCAACGCAGCATTGGTCATGTCCACTCCAGTTTGAAATCCAACAGGCATAGTATTTTCCTTAGTTAAGTTTAGTTATTGTCCGAAGAACGCTGCTCTCATTGCTTTTTTACCACTCATTCCGGACATCGCACCACCTATCGCTCCGGTTGCGGCAGTCATACCAATGTTAGTTAATCCGCCGAGAACCATTCCCCACGGATCGCTGCGCTGAGATAGTTGCGCTTGGTAAATCTGTGACTGTGTGCCGTACACGTTGGTAGCAAATTGCGCCCCCATAGCAGCAGCATTAGGATTAACCCCGATACCCTGACGTAGTTGTTGGGCCATGAACGGAGCAGCACCAGCTTGTGCGCCAGCAACCTGTCCAAGTTGTGCAGTCTGCGGCATACCAGTTAGTGCCCTAGCCATGTTCATGCGCTCACCCAATAGCTGACGCCCCATGTTGTACTGAGCTAAAGTCTCCTGAATCGCACCGGACTGACCAAGTGCAGAACCGCCACGGGCCTCAACAGAACGACGATAAGCCTGTTCAGCAAACCGAACCTCCTCATCAGAAAGCTGCGTACCCTTGTCCAACTCAGCTAAGGTGATCTCAGCCAAACGCTTGCGAACCTTAAATCCAGTAGGGTCAGACTGCTCAATCCGCTGCAATGCCTGATCCATAAAGTCAGCACCGTACTTGCGCTGAATAT